CACTACCACAAGCTCATCCAGCTTAAAGTTTTTCTGCTCGTGTGTATCTCGGCGATCGCAGAGCACTTCATCACCGTTCATCTTTACGACAGTATAGATGTCGCTAACATATCCGGTCTTCAGCGCGACCTTGGAACCAACACGAATCGGCACATCGTAGAGTGGCGTGCATTCCGGCAGATGTTCCTCGAATACGAGTCCGAACTTTTTCTGCTTCATCAATTTATTGGTTTCCTGCAAAATCCTATCCCTAAGTGTTGGATCGTTGATCTGCCGGATCAAGTCTTGTAATAACGCCACTGTTTCCACCTCATTCTTCTGTGATCGTCTTTTCCTTTATGTGATAATCAATGCCGCGCTCTTGACAGAAAACCGTCACCTCTGCTGCGCATTCATTGTAAAAGTGCCGTTGTCCTTCATAGGCGTTTGCTGTCTTACTGTAATTCGTTCTGCCGAAGATGATCCTGTCGGTAAATGCTACAGCTTCCAAGATTTCGCGTAAATTCTGCTCTATCATGTTCGGTGTTGGATACGGTTCTATGCTCACCCACGTCTTGCAACCAACTTCGTGAAGCGCTCTCAGCGCTGCCAGTCGGTCTGCACAGGGAACAGCTCCCGGTTCCATCTGTTCCCGGTATGCTTCATCCAGCGTTATCAACGTGATCCCATATTCATTTTCCGGAGAAAGTTCCGCCAATTCTATGGGAAGCAATCCCTTCGTCAATGTAGTGCATTTGATACCGGCCTCGTTCAGTTTTCGGATAGCCGCAATGCTCATATGGGACACCTCTGGATATCCTTCCATGAACGGATCTGTGGTAAAGCAAAGCTGCACAGACTGAATCTTATCTCTGAGCCTCGGTATCTCTTTATCCAGCAATTCAAGCGTGTTTGATACAAGCACCGGCTCAAGCCAGCTCTCGTAATCTTTAATTTGCCCGAATCGCTTCTTCATCAGGAATGCATAACATGGATATTTGCACCCATGTGCACACCCCTGCACGTGATTCATTGTGTAGTCACCATACTCTACCCCTGTTTGATAAAGCATGGATTTTCGTTTTATCGTCTTCAAGGTGCTTTCATCCTCCGCCTACTTGTTCTTTAATATGTAGTCTGCCATCCGCAGTGCAAGTCCCTGCGCTTTCAGACTCTCACTCGCAATGGCAAAGCAGAATAGGAACATCGGCGAGTTCCTGCTGTTCCTGAAAATCCGCGCATGCTTTGACACGCATGGAAAGATTGTCCCAAGCCGAGAGAGGATATACTCCTTTATGTGATCTGAATTTGCGTCCTTAACCATCCGTTCGCCATCGCTCTGTCCGGGCTCCGGGAACAAGTCAAAAAGCGTCATCTGGGGATCTTTCTTATAGAATTCCTTCCGCCATCCGGAATCTCCAAGCAATCGATCTATGCAATCCTCCCATTTATCGTACTTTCCGTTTTTCGGCAGCATACGTTCAAGTGCAGAGAACGGAAACAGGTACCATACGTCTATCGATTTCGTCTGTGCTACATTTTCAAGCGTGGCCCAATTTACCTGCGTCGCATATGGATCTAAGAACAGCAATCCTCTGTTATATCTCCAGTCTACGTTGCTAATAATTTCCGCGAGCTTATCATTCGCATCGCCGCAGTAAATCGTAACAATTCTCCTCATCTGCGGAAACTCGGAATTTATCATATCCTGGAGTTCTCCTGCCTTCTGAGAGTCCGCTTCTATGAAATAATAATGATCGAACTTCTTTTCAGACGCCAGTGCACGCTTAGCAGAGCCCACAAGAAACTGCCCGCCGTCACTGGTCTCGATCTCACCGGTTCCAGCAAAGGCATCTATATAAATCTTCTTAAACTTCTGATTTTGCAGTGCAATCAGGTATGCGTCCAGGTAGCTGGTGAAGATATTCAACTTCTCCTCAGTCCAATTGCCACCAAATTTCTGCGACGTTGCCATAAATTCCAACCACCTCATCTATTTGAAACTCAGTCTCAAGAAGAGAAAGAAATCACCGTTTCCTTCTTTCCTGTATCAGGATTCACAATCTGCTCAATCTTCGCGCCAAAGAAATCGGTAAGATCGCTCTTTACCTCATTACGAAATCCCTCTGACGGGAAAATCGGGTGGTTATCCAGAAGTTCCCACATCTCATCCAGCGGCACCTGCTTTCGGCCTCTAAAGCTGCGCTGCAGGTATTTCGCTATATCGATAACATACAAGCAGCTTTCATCTTCCTCTTCAGCAATCTCACCGAAAAGGTTAAATGACAACTGCCTGTTCTCAACCGAGTGCTTGGTAGAGGACTGTGCGCCAAATACCTTCCAAGCACTCTTCTTGTAGAGCTTAAAGCCCTCCTTGTTGCTCGTGCAATGAATCAAATTGTAGACGAGCGAGTTCTGCGTGTTATAGAACGGAAATGCCGATACGTAGTACCTGCGAGCTCCTTTCAGTGAATTTATGATTTCTTCCACTCTGGCCTCATAGGCCTTCTTGTCACTTCCGTAAGGCACCAGTTTCTCAAAGTCTTCCAGATAAGTGTTCTCGTACTTTGCCTTTGTCGTTTTCTTCTTGGCGCTTGTGATCGCCCGCACCGGATCTGAAACCATGTGATTAATCATAACTTCACCCCAGTTACGAAAAAACGGCAGAAGTGCTTCCCAGTCAATAGTCGCATCATATGGATCGTAGAGCAGGAAATAATGCAGGTGCCCAGTTCCATATAACTGTGGCCCGATAGTACGGAGTAGCTCGTGCGCATCACCACAAGACGTGACAATCTTAAAATTGCGCTCATCCTGTGGAAGATGCTTTTTTAGCTCATCTACGCGCGCTTTATCCTTGTCATTCAAGTAAATGTGTATATTTTTCTCCGTATAGGTTCTTGATGCTTCCCTAAGTGCTTCTGAGACGCGTACTGCTGTACCTTTCACCAATTGTCCAGCATCGTCGGTGTATACACCACTGTTGCACATACAGTCTATAAAGATCAGCCCATTGCAAGACTCAGTCAGCAGCAACTTCTGTGCCCACGATTTGATGTACTCTTCTATCAGCTCAAATTTTTTTATTGTGTGAGGGCTAGCCTTGCTAATTATGTTTTTCTTTTTTGCCGACATACCATCCACCTCTTATTCAACGATGCCTTCTTGGAAAGAAATCAGCTTTCGGATATTCCCAATATCGCAGTTCAGTGTTTTACGCACCTTCATTAGCATTCTTATACTGACAGTTTCGCCTTTAGACAGCCTGATAGCGAAAGATCATTTGGTGCCGACCGCTACCTGCAATTTCTTTCAAAAAGCATCTACAAAATCATCCCAAAGTGACGTAACGCCTCCGTGATCGCTTTTTCCTTCTCCGGTGGGCATTGGGGCTGCTTGGCGTTTTCGGATTTCGGCTTATTGTAGTTCTCACGCTCAATGATGCCGTATTTCTGCTTCACCTGTGCGATATAGAGGTGGCTGACCTTCAGTCCGGTATGCTCGAAAACGTATTCCCGGATTTCTTTGTAGGTTGCCTTACTCTCCGCCGAAGTCAAGTCCATCTCGTCCATCTTCACTTCGATCTCGATATGTTCCTTGCTTTGAAGTTTGGACAATAAACATACCGTCTCAACGGTATTCCCTTTGTCCCACAAAAGCTCCGTAACTTCCCCGCCATCCTTGAACACCGGAAAATTCAGACCAATCCGCTTTAGCGGATATTCAGACTCGTCATTCCTGTAAATTTCAATTTCCTTAATCAAGGCTGTGACCACATTTCTCTTTTCTTCGTCATTTATTATATTATAAACGCAGTCGAAATTCACCATGATTTTGTAAATATTCTCAAGAGTAATTGCCTGCTGCTTAATTGCATCTCGCCGAAGTCTGGCATCTTCGATTTTTTCCTCCAGCTCAACAATGACATCATATAGGGAATCTAACCGCAAGGTCATATCATGGAGCTTTCGTTCCCGATATTTTGCATCAGCAGGGAGACTGTCAATTTCCCGTTCCAATCTTGTTTTATTCAGATCAACTTCCTTCAGCTTTGCCTGATAGCCCTCCAGTTCTTTATCCACTGCTTTCGTGTCAATCTGAACGCCAATCCGTTTTTTAATGGCTTGGGCATATTCCTCATTCCTTACGATCTCACGAATTGCCTCAATGACCATCGGTTCAATATCGGTCTTTTTCAGCATCGCCTTATATTCACAATGCTTCCCCCGGACCATCCTATTCCGACTACATACATAATAGTAAATTTCTTTGTAAGTGCCATCTTTATTTGTCCATGCGTGTTTATTCGTATACATGGGACTTCCACAAACCGGGCATTTCAGCAGACCTGATAACAAATGAACTCGATCCCGCCCAATTTTTGACGGTTGCTTTACTCCGGTTCTAAGACGCTTGGCATGAGCCTTTTCCCATACCTCCTCACTAACGATTCCTTTATGCTGTCCCTCTGTCAGAATGTAATCGTCATTTCTTTTCATCTGGTAATCGTTTTTTGTGCCTTTGACTTTTTCCTTCGTTCTCCGTCCATAAGCAATTTTACCGCAATAAACCGGGTTATCCAATATCAGTTTAATAAAATGTCCTGTCCAATCCTCTAATGTGCCATTCTGCCTCGGAATTTTCCGTATACCTTGTAAGTTCAACTGATTCGCAATACCACCCAAACCGATTTCCGATGAAGTATATAATTCAAAAATCTTCCGTATTGCCACAGCCTCTGTTTCTTCAATCATCAGCTTGTTATCTTCCAGTGTATATCCGTAGGGAGCAAAGCCACCATTCCATCCACCCTGCCGTGCCTTTTCGCGCCGCCCGTTCATCGTCTGCTCGATAATATTCTCACGCTCAATCTCAGCCACAGCAGATAGTACAGAAATCAAAAGTTTTCCGCTTGTCTGAGAGGAATCAATCCCTTCTTCTATGCAAATCAGATTTACACCATAAGATTGAACCAACTCCAAAGAGTTAAGTATATCTGCTGCATTACGGCCAAACCGTGACAGCTTATACACTAAAATATAGTCAATGTCCAAGCCATCCTCAATATCTCTGAGCATTTTTTGAAAGGCAGGCCGTCCCTCAATGGATTTACCGGATTTACCGGCATCTTCATAAGTATCAACAACGATCATTTCCTCACGATCCGCAAATCGTGTCAGCATATTTTTTTGACCTTCCAGGCTGTATCCGTCCACTTGCATCTCTGTGCTGACCCTCGGATACAAAACACAGCGTTTTCCATATCGGTTCATAATTCATACCTCCAAAATTTACTTTTGGAAAATATCCTATGTAAAGCTGCGATTCTCACGCAGCTCCGTCAACCTCGCCCAGCACTCTCATACCATATTTCTCGATGATATGTGCCAGCGAAGTGATAAACGCTTCAAATTTTTGTTCCGCCAGAAGTTCTTCTGACCGGATTTCATCTGAAGGAATCAATGCGCTTTTATTCTGGATATTCTCCATTCAGAATCACCTCCGCAATTCCTAACGAAATTATAACTCTACTTGCACAGCCTGAAAATGATACGGCCTTTCGGCACTTTTATGTAATCCCCAGACTGCACAAGAGCGTCTTGTTTATGTTTTCCATGTCATCCTTGTTTAGATGACCAATATAGTTTTTTAACCTCGACTTGTCGATTGTTCTGATCTGTTCCAGCATAACAACAGATGGTTTCACCAAACCGCATCTGTCATTTAAGTGGTAATGCGTGGGGAACTTTCTGCTTTTTTTGCTTACACTGGTAATTGCTGCAATAATAATCGTAGGACTGAAACAATTTCCCACATTGTTTTGAAGAATGAGTACAGGACGAGAGCCACTTTGTTCGGAGCCGATACCAGGGCTTAAATCAGCCGAATATATGTCACCTCGATGGAATTTTTCAAACATCACTCTCGCCTCCTTAATATCTTAATACTTAAACAGCCGCACCAGTCTGAAAGAAATCTTCGGATAAAAACCTGGTGCGGCTACTGTTATTCTGTTCGGATTACTCGTCATATTTGCCACGCCCCCTGACGATGGGAACACAACAGGTCTCCGCTGGCGCGGCTGTCATAACTCCGCAGCATCGTTCGTATCGTGTGCCGCAGGGTTCCCCCCAAGTCTTTGGCGGGCCGTGAGGAAGTATCTTTAAGCCCCCATGCAGTCATCGCGCCGAATCTGCCACAATCCGTTTTATGAAATCGTAGATCGCTCCGAAGCAGTTCTTTCATCACCTCCCTGACTGCTCCATCTTCGCGGCGTTTCA